ATGGAATCCTTAAGTGAACGCGAGCTCCTTTTTTGCGCCTATTACAGCCGAACGCACAGCGTGCGAGAGGCGGCGGCACGGGCCGGATTCCGCCGCAAGCCGGAGCTCAACGGCATCCGCCTGTTGGAAAAGGAAAGCGTACGCGTGGAGATTGAGCGGCTGGAGCAGCGCCTTCACACCGAGCAGGAAATTCGGGATGGCTACCGCAGGCTCGCCTTTGGGCCGGTCACAGATGCGGTGAAGCTTTTATTTCTGGAAGAGGCGCCATCACCCGGCCAATTGGAGGAAATGGATCTTTTCCCGATCACAGAGATCAAACGCCCGCGCACCGGCGGCATTGAAATGAAATTTTGCGACCGGCTCAAGGCGCTCGAAAAGCTGGCACAGCTGGAAGCACAGGAAACGCAGGAAAACGGAGCTTCCTTCTATCAAGCGCTGGAAAGCGGCGCGCGCGCCTTGCGGGGAGAGAGGTGAAACCATGCCGGAAAATATGAGATTTCAGCCTTTTTCCAAAAAACAGCTCACCGTGCTGACCTGGTGGTGCCGGGGGAGCCCCTATTCCCGCTGTGATAGCATTCTCTGCGACGGCGCAGTGCGCAGCGGCAAAACAATATGTATGTCCCTTTCATTTCTCGCGTGGGCGTTTTACCAGTTTTCCGACGCCTCTTTTGCCATCTGCGGCAAAACGGTCGCCTCACTGCGGCGCAATGTGGTGCAGCCGCTGTTGCCTGCCCTGCGTGAACTGGGCTTTACCTGCACGGAGAAACTCTCCCGCAATATGATCGAAATCAGCCGCGCAGGCAGGCAAAACCACTTCTATCTTTTTGGTGGACGGGATGAATCCTCCGCTTCGCTCATCCAGGGCATGACGCTTGGCGGTGTATTGCTCGATGAAGTAGCGCTCATGCCGCGCTCCTTTGTGGAGCAGGCGCTCGCGCGCTGCTCGCTGGAGGGCTCAAGATTTTGGTTCAACTGTAACCCGGAGCATCCGCAGCATTGGTTTCATGAAGAATGGGTGTTGAAGGCGAAAGAAAAAAATTGCCTCTACCTGCATTTCACCATGCGGGATAATCCCTCGCTGACACCCGCAATCTTGAAACGCTATGAAACGCTTTACAGCGGCGCGTTTTATGAACGCTTCGTTGAAGGAAAATGGGTGGCGGCGCAGGGGCTGGTTTATCCCATGTTCGGCAGCCATCTGGTTGCCGAACCACCGCAAGACTGCGGCAGCTACTATCTCTCCTGCGACTATGGCACGGTAAACCCATTCTCCTGTGGCCTGTGGGGGGAACGAGAGGGCACCTGGTACCGCCTGCGGGAGTATTATTATGATTCCCGCAGAGAGGGACGGCAAAAAACGGACGAGGAATACTATGCCGAGCTGGAAACACTGGTCAGCGGATTGCCCGTACATGCCGTCATCGTGGACCCTTCCGCAGCAAGTTTTATCGCCTGCATCCGCCGCCATCAAACCTATCGTGCGATTCCGGCGCAAAATGAGGTGCTGGACGGCATCCGGCGGGTGTCGGATGCCTTGAAAGAGGGCAAGCTGCGCATCTCCCCCGCCTGCCGAGATACCATCCGGGAATTCGGCCTCTATCGCTGGGACATCCGCGCCGCCAAAGACGCGCCGCGCAAAGAGCATGACCATGCAATGGATGATATCCGCTATTTTGTAACCACCATCCTGTGCAGGGAGGAGGAGGGCTTTTATGCGCTTGCTACCGAGCGGCGGTAAGCCCTTCCATCAAGAAAGGAGGAAGCAAATGATCTTCCGAAAACGCAAGCAAACGCTTTCGCCCGCAGGGGCCGCGTCAGTGCCGCAGACAGCGCCACAGCAGCCCTACGGGGAGTTGATGCGGTATACGCCCCTCGCACCCCTTGAGGGGCGGCTTTATGAAATGCTGCGCGAAGCGGTGCCAATCATCGACGCGGCAATTGTGAAGCTCATCCGGCTAACTGGGGGATTCACCGTCTCCTGTACGGATGGGCAGGCACAGAGGCTGCTGGAGGAATTCTTGACGAACGTTCCCGTTGGAGGCTGCCAAAAAGGAATAGCGGCGTTTCTGGATACTTATTTTGACCAGCTGCTCACTTTCGGCACTGCCGCAGGGGAGATGGTGCCGCTTGCCACAGGGAGAATGGCGCTTTATAACGCGCCGCTCTGCGCGCTAGAGCTCAGGCGTGGCCAGAGCGCATTGCAAACGACGATCTGCCGCAGGGGGCCGAGCGGCGAGGCCATACCAGTCCCACACCCGGAACGCGTGCTTCTATCCGTACTCAACCCGCACGCCGGGCAGCTCAGCGGCAATTCCATTTTGAAGGGGCTTCCCTTTATCAGCAAAATCCTGCTACAAATCTACCAAACAATCGGCCTTAACTGGGAGCGCGTGGGAAATGTGCGCTTCGCCGTGACCTACAAGCCCCACAATGACGCAATGGATCGTGCCTTCGCCAAAGAGCGCGCCCTTCAAGTGGCGAAGGAATGGGGCGAAGCGATGAATGCAGGCGGGCGCGTAAAAGATTTTGTGGCTGTAGGCGATGTGGACATCCGCGTGATCGGCGCGGATAATCAAATTTTAGATAGCGAAGTACCCGTGCGCCAGATGCTGGAGCAGATTGTAGCCAAAACAGGATTGCCGCCCTTTCTGCTGGGGCTGAACTGGTCGTCTACGGAGCGGATGTCCTCCCAGCAGGCGGATGTGCTCACCAGCGAGCTGGAAAGCTATCGCCGCATCTTAACCCCGGTGATCGAAACCGTTTGCCGAACCTATCTGCGTCTGAACGGCTGCCTGAGCGGCCTGCGGGTGATATGGGACGATATCACACTACAGGATGAGGTAGAGCTTGCACGGGCACGCCTCTACCATGCACAGGCCGCCTTGCTAGAAACGCAGCAAACCACAGGAAAGGAGCCAAAAAGGGATGGATGATTCCAAAATCACCGACGGGGGCGTTCCGCCGGAAAGTGAGCTCGCAGAAATCAGCCGCTATGCCCGCTCTTCTCTTAAGCGGGAGGAGATTTACGCCTTCACCGCTACCCTCTGTGACAACGAGATCGACCGCGATGGAGAGCGCTTCACCGTCGAAACGTTGGAACAGCTTGCCGCGCTTTATCCCGGCAAGCCCGGTCTGTTTGATCACAGCATGAAGGGCCGCGACCAGACCGCCCGCACCTACCGTGCCTGGGTGGAACGGGATGAAACCAAACTTAACAGCCTAAACGAACCCTATACCGCCCTGCGTGCGCGAGCCTATATGGTGCGCACGCCGGAAAACCAATCGTTGATTGCGGAAATTGACGCGGGCATCAAAAAGGAGGTCAGCGTTGGCTGTGCGATTGCCACAAAGGCCTGCTCTATCTGCGGAGCAAACCGCCACACAGAGCCCTGCGCGCATCTGCCGGGGCGCTTTTATGATGGCAAGCTCTGCCACACCCTGCTCAGCGGAGCAAAAGACGCATACGAATGGTCATTTGTGGCAATCCCCGCTCAGCCAAAAGCGGGCGTGACAAAAGCCTATTCCACTTGGGAAGGAGGGAATCCATCGATGAAGGACTGGCACAGCATTTTAAAAAACACGGGAAACGGTATTACCCTGACCCAGGAACAGGCGGGTGATCTGCTCTCCCACATCCATGCGCTGGAAGCGCTCGCGCAGGAAGGCAAGCAGTACCGCAACGCACTTTCGCAGGAGGTGATCCGGCTGTGCGCATTGCACCTTCCACAGCTCGACCTCAGCCAGTGCCCGGAGCTCCTGCAAAAATGCAGCACGCAGGAGCTGGCAGCCTTAAAAGCCATGCTCAGCGAAGCACAAGCAAATCCGCCCGCCGCTCAACTCACAGCGCCGGAAGCAGAGCAGCACCGGCAGGAGCATCAGGCGTTTCTCATTTAAATTGAAGTAACAGGAGGAAGCAACCATGAGCATATCCCTAAACGGCTTTGCCGAAGAAAGCATCACCTTAAAAATGGCGGGAACCGCCGCCAAAGGCACACCCGTATCCATCAGCGCCAGCCTGACCGCCGCGCCCAGCCAGGCGGACGGCGTGTTTGCAGGCCTGCTCACCGCAAGCCCCAAGGGCGGCTATGCGGGCGTGCAGGTCAAGGGCTTTGTGAAAACGCCTTACAGCGGCACAGCACCCGCGCTCGGCTACACCGCCCTCGCCGCGGATGGAAACGGCGGTGTGAAAGCCGCCTCCAGCGGACCCCTGCGCCTTGTGCTGGAACTGGATACCACAAAGAAAACCGTTGGATTTTGCCTATAAAACGGAAAGGAGCTTAACCCATGAGCAATTATGACACCATCCGCCTCGAAAAGGGCATGTATGCGGGTGGAAACTCCCTCACCCATACGCTGGAGGAGCTCGACCCTTCTGAAAACTACCGGGGCACTGCGCTGGAAGGGCTGGACGCCTACCAGCGGCAGCTCAAGCGCTTTGGCATCCATGTCAGCGGCCCGGGCAGCGACGCGGTGGAGAAATTTTTTCAAACCTCGGATTCCGCCGCGCTGTTCCCGGAATATGTATCCCGCGCCGTGCGGCAGGGGTTGGAGGAGGCAAATGTATTGCCCCGCATCATCGCCTCCACCACCAAAATCGACGGCATGGATTATCGCACGATTACCTCCGTGCCGGAGGAGGATGACCGCTCGCTAAAGCACGTGGCGGAAGGCGCTTTCATCCCGCAGACAACCGTGAAAACACAGGAAAATCTCGTGCGCCTGTACAAGCGAGGCAGAATGCTCGTTGCTTCCTATGAGGCGATCCGTTTTCAGCGGCTGGATCTGTTTACCGTTACCCTGCGCCAAATTGGCAGCTACATCGCCCGCGCACAGCTCAAAGACGCTGTAGACGTTTTGGTAAACGGCGATGGGAATGAAAACGCCGCAGAAACTGTTTCTGTTGCGCAGGCAGGTACGCTCGCTTACAGCGATCTTGTCCGGCTTTGGAACAGCTTCGACCCCTATGCGCTCAACACACTAATCGCCTCCCCCGGTGTGATGGAAAAGCTGCTGTCCCTTTCCGAATTTCGTGACGCAGCGGCCGGGCTCAACTTTCATGCGACGGGCAGCATGGTCACCCCACTCGGCGCAGATCTCGTCAAATCCGCCGCTGTGGAAGAGGGCAAGCTCATTGCGCTCGACCGGGGCTGCGCACTCGAAATGGTGCAAGCGCAAGACGTGATGACGGATTATGATAAACTCATTGATCGCCAGCTGGAGCGCGCCGCCATCACGACGATCACAGGCTTTGCCAAGATCTTCACAGACGCCTCCAAGGTGCTTGAAATCTAAGATTTATACAAAATTCAAGCTTATTTTACAACCCTTTGTGCCTCAGGAGGCGATAAAATGATCGATTCTTCCGTTGTCTTAGAAAAATTGAAGCTTTTGCTACCGCTCGCCCAGCAAATGGAACCAGCCGCACAGCTGCTCTGCGAGCAGGCCGCACAGGCAATTTCAGGCAGGCTCGCCCAGCCGGAATTCGGGCAGGATACACGGGCAACCTTTGCGGCCGCCGCGCTTGCCGGCAGCTGGCTGACACAATGCTGCGCAGCTGATGAAACGCGCCAAGTCTCCTTTCGGGCAGGCGACGTCAGCATCACGCAGCCGCAAAAATCAGAGGGCAAAAATAGCCTTGCCCTGCTCCTGGAGGATGCGATGCAACAGGCGGCCCCCCTGCTGAAGGATGACAGCTTTGCATTTTGGCAGATTGGAGTCATCTGAAGAGGCATGTAGTAGACGACATTGGGCATGTGAAAGGAGGAAGCAATTGATGCAAGAGAAGCTTCAGGCACTGATAGAGCGCTATGGTCGCAGTGTCAGCCTCTCCATGGAGGACGGTTGGCATTCTCCTCAATTCAGGGCGCTGATTCAGCCGCTGCGGTATAAAAACAAAATGTATCTGGAAGGGGTGCATACCCCGATTGGCATCCACGACCCGGGCTATTACCTCTATATCGGCCCTGCCGCACACGATGTGACAAAGCTCGGCAGCATGGGGGAAGAGGTGTGGCTCAACGCCTCCGGCGGGGAGCGCTACCAGATCGACCGGGCAGAACGGGTTTATCTCGGCGAGGAGGCGCTCTATATCTGGGCGATCCTGCGCAGCGTGACGGAGGCGGAGCAATGAGCGGCTTATGGGAGGTGGCGCGGGAAACGCTGCGGTTCCTCTCCTCACGGGAGGAATTGGCCGATCTCACCTTCTGTGAGGATTTCCCCGCCGCTGCAAAAGAATCTCCCTTGCGCCGCATCACGGTGGCAGTCGGGCTTGAGCAGGCGGACTGCGTGCCGGATGCACTTGGGCATTTTTGGGGGGATTCGGCAGGCGGCACTCTAACCGGCGCTCCATGGAAGCTGCGCATCCGCCTGCAAATCCATGCGCCGAACCGCCTCGGGGGAACAGCATGCCGAAAAGCCTTTTCGCGCATCTGGGAAGCGCTCTATTTTGATGCGCCGTTTTCCATTACTGCCGCCGGCTGCGGACCGGTCAGCGCACGCAGGGAAACCGGTTCGCTGGAGCTCGACGCCTGGGTGGAATACAGCGTTATTCTTGCCCGTTTTGAACAGGAGGATGGAGCATGAGCACACTTCAGCAAGTTCCACGTATCACAGGAGGAGAAATATATCTGACAGCGGCTGGAAGACGAATTGCAGCAGTAGGAAGCTGCGAAATACAAGCCCGGCGGGAAGGAGTTCCGCTCATTCCATTCGGTGCATTGGAAGGCGCAGCCGCAGAGCTTGGCCCAATGCAATATACAATTGCGCTCACCAGACTCTCGCCGGAGGATGGGGAAATTGATCTGTTCTCATTGAACAGCTTTTCCTTGGTGGTAAAAAAAACCAGCCAAACAGTCACCTACGAAGGCTGCGAGTGGCTCTCTATTATCGAGACGCTCTCTCCCCGCGACTATGCGGTGGAAAGAGCGACCTTGCTCGCACTGTCACGGCACACAAGCTGAAAGGATGTATCAAATCATGGAAGAATCTTTTTCCCCGGAGCTGCAAACGGAGCTGCCGTCAGGCGGTGAAGCGCTGCTCGGGCTCATATCCAGCGCCTTAGAGCGCGACGCACGCCTCTACCCTGCGCCGATGCAGGGGTAGCGGAAAGGAGGAAAACGATGACAACGATGCGCTTCGGCCCCTTTGTATGGCCGGTGAACCCAACAGAAATCCGGGTGGAGGGTGGCAGGAGCACCCGGGAGGCACTGTTCCCCTCCCCTTCTCTTCAAGAAGAAGGGGAAAAGCTTCGCCGCGTGACCGGCCGCGGTGTTTTTACCGGCCCGGATGCCGCGGCGCAATTCTCCGCCCTGCACGCGCTTTTGGAAACCGGCGGCGCGGAGATTCTAACCGTGCCGGAATACGGCCCCCTGCGGGCCATCTTAACGGAGCTCATCCTCCTGCGCGGAAGCATGCGCATGGTGGAATACACCTTCGCCTTCCGAGAAAGCCCGATGGAGAGCGCCTCTTCCCCCTGTAGGGAGCAGACGACCATGCTCCAAGAAGGCGAAACGCTCTGGCACCTCGCGGCGCGCCTTGCCATCCCCATTGAGCAGCTTCTCACGCTCAATCCTAAGATTCCAGAGCCATGGAGCGCAAAGGCCGGCACAGAGGTGAGGATACAATGAATTGCACAGCTATCCGGGCGGAGGATGGAAGGCGCATCACGCTACCGCAGCCCGTTGGGCTGGAGCTCAAATGCACCTGCTCCTCCCCCGCCCGCCAGGCAACGCTAACCTTCGGAATAGAGACGCCCTTGCCGCTGCTGGCGCAACTTCAAATCGAACAGTACGCAAGGCGCACGCCCCTCTTTTCCGGCGCAATAGACGAACAGGTTTTTTCCTGCGGCCAATCCGGCCCCCGCGTGATGCTCAGCGCCCGCTCCCTAGGAGGTGCGCTGCTGGATTACGAGGCGCTGCCCGCTAGCTACAACCAACCCGACCTTCAGGCGATTTTTTTGCTGCACGCAGCCCCTTATGGCCTCTCCTCTGTGCGTGGAGAGGGGCGCTGCCCCGGCGTTTATCAAGTGGGGAAGGGACAAAGCGAATGGGAAGTGCTCACCGATTTCTGCGCTTATGTATGCGGATGGCAGCCGCGGGTAACGAAAGATGGCATCTTGGAGGCCTGTCCTCCGGGGCAGGATGCGTGCCACCTATTTTCAAATGAGCAATATGGTGGAATCCGTTATTCTTCTCTGAAAAGAATTCATCGTCCATACGGTGTGATTCATGAAGTTCGCTACCGGCCGGATCGGGAAAGCGGCTATGCCTATGCCATGCAACAGCCTGAACCCTCCACTGCGACGGCAAGGCGGTTTTTAAACCTTGCCCAATCCCCCGCATGGCGCGGCCGCCGGGAGGCGGAGCTGCTGCTCCAGCGCTCTCTCTCAGGCAGTGAGGAGCTGGTGCTCGAAGCACCGTTCTCTTTTGCCGGGGAGCTCGGCGACGCAGCAAGTGCTCCGGATGGGCTTTGTGCACCGGTCCGGAAGGATTGGTGCATTTGGTCGCTATGCTATCACTGGCGGCCCTCCGACATCGGCTGCACGGTAACGCTGCGTCCCAAAACCCATTTTTAGTCAGGAGGCGATTGATCTTGTGGATCACGCAAAAAATAACACAACCCCTGCGGGAAACCGCAGCCGAAAACGGGAGGGCGGTCGCCTTTCAAAACCTGGAGCTCTCCACCACCGGCTCCATGCGGCAGCAAAACGTTCCGCTCTACGCACCCGCAGGCTTAAGCGCTATCCCATGCCAAGGCGCGCAGGTGATGTTGCTCCCCTGTGCAGGAGAACCAGTTTGCACAGGCGTGCGGATGACAAACCTACAAAATCTACATCCAGGAGAAATTCGTCTGTTCTCTGCGGGAGGCGCATCCCTCACGCTGAAAAACAGTGGAGAAATTGAGCTAAATGGCCTCGTCATCACAAAGGATGGTGCGGTGATTGCCCGACAAGAGAAAGAGAGAAAGGAGCCATAAGCGCTTGGATACGCTGCTGAACAATCAAGATTGGGCCGTAGACCCATGCGGCAATCCGGTAGCCGTTTCGGGCTGGGAAGAAGAGCAGCAGCGCTGCATGATTCGGCTACAAGTGCCGAAGGGAACATTCCCTTACCAGCCGGAACTAGGAAGCGGCCTTCATGCCCTCGCAACGCAGGCGGCACAGATGACACGGGCAGATTGTACCGCGCGTGCCATGGAGCTTGCTCAAGAGGCGCTGCTCCCAATGCCCTATATCCGCGTATGCTCCGCTTCTTGCCGCTATGATGCAGATGGGCGGTTTACTGGATTTTCCATTCTACTGGCCGGTGCAGAATGGGAAAAGGAGGTATTGATACAAACAGATGAATGAGTTATACACATACCAGAGAATCCTGGAAGAACTCTTATCGGCCTATGAAGACTATGGCGGGAGCCGCCCGGACGACGCCTCTGATGCAGGCATCCGCATGCGCGTGCTGGCGGGGCAGCTTTTCGCCTTGCATGCACGCATCACCTGGCTAGAACGCCAAGTGTTCCCCGATTCCGCTGTAGGTGAGCAACTCGATCGGCTTGCCGCTATGTGGGGGATTGTTAGAAAGGAGGCCTCCTGTGCGGAAGGGCAGCTTTGCTTTTCCCGCCCTGAAGCGGAGATAATGCCGGAGATTCCCCTCCCCGCCGGCGTGCTCTGCGCGGCCCCAGGCACAGGCGGAAAACAGTTTGCCACCATAAAGGATGCTGTTTTACCAGCAGGTGAAACACAGGTCTGCACTCTTGCGCGCGCGCTGGAGCCGGGGGCCTCCTCCAATGTGGCCGCGGGGGCCGTCACGCTGCCGATCAATCCGCCGCTGGGTGTTACCCAGGTGAGCAATCCTTCCCCTTTCGATGGCGGAACCGATACGGAAACCGATGCGCACCTGCGCCGCCGCCTGCTTGACCGCCTTGGTAAAATGCCAAATGGCGCTAATGCAGACACCTACCGGGAAAAGGCGCTCTCCTATGCGGCTGTGCTGGAGGCTTCCATTCTACCACGCGCCCGCGGAGCCGGGACAGTCGATGTGGTTATCCTGACCGCGGAGGAAGCGCCTCAGGAGGCGCTACTCGCCCAGATGCAGGCAGCCTTCTCCCAGGAGCGAGAAATCGGGACAGACGTGCTCGTCCGGGGCGCTGTGCGTAAAAGGATGAATCTCTCTGCCAAAGTGCTGGTGGAATCCGGCTATGAGCCCACACAGGTTACCGCCCAATGCGAAGCCTCCCTACGTGAATTTTTAGAAGCTTTGCCGCTTGGAAATCAGCTCCTTGCCGCCCAGATTGGGGACAGGTTGTTCCATGTAGAGGGTGTGGCAAATTATGTGCTGCTCTCCCCCGCGGAGGACGTGCTGCTTTCAGCGGACGTGAAGCTGATCCCCGGCACGATTCAGGTTGCGCCGATGCAATAAAAGGAGGTAGATCGTTTGCCAGCCTTGGAACAAATGAAGCAGATGCTCCTTCCGCTGCGATTATATATCCTCTCGCCTGAAAGCCGTGTATATGCTGAGCTGTGCGCCTATGCGCAAGGCCTTGAGGCAGCCCAGCAGCGCCTTGATCAGCTAATGGAAGCCGCGTTTATCCAAACCGCTCCGGCAGACCGCCTCGCTGTTTGGGAGCGCATTTTGGGCCTCCCTGCGCAGAGCGAAGGGCCGCTGGAGCGAAGAGCCGCTATTCTTGCCCGCCTCTCGCTCGGGCCGCCCGGTTTTACGCGGGCAGAAACAGAAAGCCTGCTGGAGCAGGCAGGTTTTCCCGGCTCCCCGCAAGAGGATTGCGCGGCAGCAACGCTCCGCCTGCGCTTTGGAGGCAGCACAATCAGCTTTGCGCTTTGTGCGCCGTTGGTCCACGCAATTGAGCAAAGCCTCCCTGCCCAGCTAAAAATTTGGGCGGATATCCCCGCAAAAAGTTGGGACGCCTTAGACGCCGCCGACACAGCCTTCCATGATTGGGATGCACTTTCTCTGCGATGGGAGCTTCAGGAAGAAGACGAATAATAAAGGAGGTGAAAGGATGCCCAGCAGCGCAAAGACGGAAAAGCTTGGCCTGAACAACTGGGCCGGAGCGGACACGCCAAAGCGGGCGGATTTCAACCAAGATAACCGCATTTTGGATGAAAAACTTGGCGGCCACCTTGAAAATGAGGATCTGCACGTTACCATTTCCGACAAGGCGTTGTGGAACGCGCCGTTTGCCGCAGGCACCTATTTTGGAACCAACGCAGCGGAACGGACAATTCAGCTTGGCTTCCGTCCAAAGGCGGTTTTTCTGATGGCTGCCGGATACCCACCCTCAGCCATTGACACAACCGGCGGGAAAACGACCGTTTATTCCGGCCTTGCCGTAAACGGGCAAGGCACGCTCGGGCTGAACATTGCGGGCAACGGGTTTACGGTTCAAATGAATGCGTCGCTTGGAAATGGCGTCAGTTGCCTAAACCAAAGCGGTATGACGTATTTATACGTTGCGTTTCATTAAAAAATCGAGGGAGCCTGCTTTAGTAGCGCACCCATAAGGAAGTAATTTCATTTTGCAGGGCAGCATAGCAATTTGCTATGCTGTCTTGCTTTTTCTTTGCCGTTCAATAGTCTGCTTATCCTTGTCCTGCTCCAGTTCTCCGATAAAGTTCCAGACAATCTGTATCTTTTGCCTGCGATGTCCGCTTGACTTATCCGGCGCATGGATGATGATTTTCTTCACAAACTCATTGACGATTGTGGGCGTTAGTTCCCGTATTCCCACATACTTACGGATTATGGCAGCGAAACTGTCAAAATCAGACTTGTCCTGTTCGTAGGTATTGACGGCGGCTTGCTCTTTCTGAACAAACTCCGTCAACTCCTTTTGCTCCGCTTCATACTCGGCGGACAGCTTCAAAAATCGTTCATGGCTGATTGTGCCGTTTATATCGTCCTCATAAATCCTCTTGAAAATACGGTCAAGTTCCGCAATCCGTTTCCTTGCCTGTTCCAGTTCTTTTTTCTGCCGCTTTACTGCCTTTTCCGCTTCTGTAAATTTCTGCTGATATACGATTTTCTGAAAGCCCTGTATATCATCAATGAACATAGCCGTTACATCAAAAATCCTCTGCCGGACAAACAGTTTCAAGGTTTCCTCTCTGATGAAATGTGCAGAGCAAGTACCCGTATTGCTCTTATAGTTAGAGCAGACATAATGCTCCTGTTTTGGCGTGAAGCTGTTTGTTGTGCAGAAATACAGCTTTTCGCCACAGTCAGCACAATAGAGCAAACCAGAGAACAGTCCTTGCCGTCCTGTCTTTGTGGGGCGGCGTTTGTTTGCCCGTAGTTCCTGTACCCGTTCAAAGACTTGTTCCTCGATAATGGGAGGTTGGGTGTTGGGGAAAATCCGCTGATTTTCGGGAGCATTTTGCAGACGCTTTTTCAGCTTGTGAGATTTGGAATAGGTCTTGAAATTGACCGTACAGCCCGTGTATTCAGGGCGTTCCAATATCCCCGCTATGGACTTGTAATCCCACCGATAGAGATTGTCCGGCATAGGTTTTCCGTCACGCTTTGCATAGTAGGCTTTGACCGTTAAAACCTTATCTGCCGTCAATATTTTTGCTATCTGCATTGGTCCTTTTCCTGCAATGCACAAATCGAAAATCCGCTTTACCACCTCGGCGGCTTCCTCGTCCACAATCCATTTCTTTTTGTCTGCCGGGTCTTTCCTGTACCCATAGGGTGGGTTACTACAAAGGTGTTCTCCGGCGTTGCCCTTTGACCGCATGACGGCTCTGATTTTCTTGCTCGTATCTCGTGCGTAAAAATCGTTGAACAGATTTCTGAAAGGGGTAAACTCGTTATCTACCTTTTCACTGTCCACGCCGTCATTGATTGCGATATAGCGAATATCACGCTCGGCAAAGAAACTTTCCGTATAATATCCTACTTTCAGATAGTCACGCCCCATGCGGGACATATCCTTGACAATAACGGTTTGGACTTTCCCCGCTTCTGCAAGGCGTATCATCTCATTCCAACCGGGTCTGTCGAATAATGAGGTGTGATAGCGATAGCGGCAAAAAGCTAATAAAATCAATGGTTTTGCGGACAGCGGATAGACAGGGAA